CACCGCCGACTGCATTGGTCTCGCTGTGGCAGCAGAACATGATCGGTCTGCGGGCCGAGAAATTCGAGCACTGGCTGCGCGCGCGTGACACCTCGGTCGTCGAGATTACCGGCGTGAGCTATTCAACAGCGGCACCGCCGGCACTGATGGCAGCACCGGCAGGGGCAGCAAGTGCAGCGCGCACGAGCAAACCGACGCAGCAGTAGTAACCGTGTCTCCGTCTGCCGGGTGCGCGGTTGCCTCCACGACCGCCGCCCGGCTTTTTTGTTTGAGGCCGCGCGATGGCTGAGCGTGTTTCATGGCTCCGGCGCTTGTTCGCTCGCACGAGTGAGCGCGCACCGCCGGGCTACTCGATGCCGGCCGATTGGTCGGGCGGTTTTCCGTTCGGCGGCAACCTGATCCCGCCGCTCTCGCACGGCTACGTGCACGAGCCATTCCCGGGAGCATGGCAGCAGAACGCGGAATGCTTCGGGCCGTGGGGCATTTTCTCGGCGGTGTACGCCTGCATTCAGACGATCGCCGGCGACGTCGCGAAGCTCCCGCCGCTCATCTACCGGCAGAACCCCGACGGCTCGCGCGATGAGTATCCGAACCATCCGGCGCAGCGCGTGCTCTACGAGCCGAACGCGTATCAGACCGGCGTCGATTTTTGGGGGCAGTTCATGGCGTCGAGCCTGTTCACGGGCAACGCCTACGCACTGCTCGTGCGCGATGAGCGCAACGTGATCGCGGCGATGCATCTGCTCAACCCGCGCACGACGTCGCCAATGCTCGCGGTCGATGGCTCGGTGTGGTATCGCGTCGGCGTCAATGCGCTCGCGCGCCCCGAGGCCGTCTCTGAGATCGAGGCCGACGGCTCGTTTTATCTGCCGGCGCGGATGGTGATGCATCACCGCCTGCTGTGCCTGACGCATCCGCTCATCGGTGTGTCACCGATCTATGCCGCCGGCATGAGCGCGCAGACCGGGCAGACGATACAGAGCAACGCCTACAACTTTTTCAGCAACATGAGCCGCACCTCGGGCGTGCTCACCGCGCCGGGCAAAATTTCTTCCGAGCTGGCGACGCGCCTCAAGACTGAATGGGAGCAGAATTTTAAGGGCGGCTCAATGGGCCGCGTCGCCGTGCTCGGCGAGGGCTTGAAGTGGGAAGCGCTCTCGCTCACCGCTGCCGATGCGCAGCTCATCGAGCAACTGCGGTGGAGCGTCGAGGATGTGGCGCGGTGCTTTCGCGTACCGCTCTACATGGTGAGTGACGCGGGCAAGATCTCGCACAAGAACACCGAGCAGCTCAATCGCGGCTATTACACACAGACGCTGCAGTATCACCTCGAATCGATCGAGCGCCGCATCGATCGAACGTTCGATCTGGCACCGCGCTCGATTTACTGCGAGTTCGATCTCAGCTCGCTGCTGCGTATGGAGTTCGATTCGCGCATGTCGGCGTATCAGACCGGCATCAACTCCGGCGTGCTCGCGATCAATGAGGTGCGCAAGCTCGAACAACTGCCGCCGGTGAAAGGCGGCGACGAGCCGCTCGTGCAGGTGCAGTACGTGCCGCTCTCGATGGCCGGCAACAACGCGGGCGCGCCCGTTGCACCTGCACCGAGCGAGCCGGCCGCGAACGACGACGGCACCGCAGACGACGGCACCGCAGACGACGGCAGCGCCGACACGACCGACGAACCGCCCGCCGATGAGGCACAGCTCGCCGCACTCGAACTGCGGCTGCGTGCACTGTCGAGCGCACGGCTCGCGCTGCCAGTGGGGGCAACCGCATGAACGAGCGCGCCGCCGAGTTAATCGTCAAGGCTGTCACAGATGCAGTGCGCGACGCGCTGCCGGCGATGATCGAGACCGCACTCGCGCCTTTTGCTGCCCGGCTCGCGGCGTGTGAGCTGACCGCAGACTCAGCGGGCCGTGCCATCGATGCGAATACCAAGGCGACGCAGGAAGCGCTGCGTTCCGTCGATGAGCGCGTCGCGCACATGGCTCGCGAGCAGATCGAGTTCTGCGACAGCTCGATCAGGCGCGAGATCGAGGCGCTCGATGAGCGCGTGCGCACGGTGATCAAGCCGGTCGGCGAGCAGCTCGTGCATCTCGGCGATCGCATCGCGGAGACGGCCGCGCCGGCGGCACAGGTGCGCGCGATCGATGAGCGGCTCAGCGGGCTCGATCAGCGCCTCACGATCACGACGACCGAGGTGTTCGGTGAGATCAAGCGCGGGCTCGATGCGCTCGATGAGCGCACGCGCGCCGCGCTCGATGCGCAGCTCGCACTGCTCCCCGAGCAGATCGCGGGCGTGCTGACCCCGATTGAGCGCCGCGTCGATCGCATCGACATCGCGGTACAGGAAGCGGGCAACCGACTCAACGCACACGCCGGGCTCATGCAGACGCTCGACGAGCAGATACGCGATGAGATCGCATCGGTGCAGGAAGAATTGCCGGCGCGGATCTCGGCGGGCGTCACGCTGCCGCTCGCCGAGCTCGCGACCAAGCTCGACGCCGCTGATCAGCGCTGGCTGCAGCGCGAGCAGACGCGACAGGGCGACGTCGATCGCCGTCTCGATGCCTGCGAGGCATCGCAGCGCGCGCTCGGTGAGCAGCTCCCGGGCAAGGTCGGCGAGCTGCTCGCGCGTGACGTACACCTCGCGCTCGACGAGGCGATCGCTCCGATCACCGAGCGGCTCGATGCGCACGACGTCGCGAACAAGGCGGGCGCGCGCTGCGACATGGATCTCGATCGCCGCCTCGCTGCCTGTGAGGCGCGCTGCGAGGCGATCGAGGGCGGGGTACCCGAGCGCATCACCGAGGCAGTCGGGCCGCTGGCCGAGCGTCTGCTGCAGACGAGCGACGCGCTCGCCGACGCGATCAGCGAGGCCGGCGCACAGGTGAAGGGGATCGACGAGCGCATGACGCACCTCGCGCGCGAGGTGATCGAGTTCGCCGATGAGCAGATCGCGCTCAAGGTCGCGCAATTGCCGAAGCCCGAGCCCGGCCCGGCCGGGCCGCCGGGTGAGCCCGGGCGTGACGGCGTTTTTCTCGGGCCGGTCGCGTGGGCCCCGGGCGGCACCGTCAAGCGCGGCACGCTCGTGTCGCACCGGGGCGGGCTGTGGGCCGCGAACGTCGACACGCTCATCGAGCCGGGCGCGCCGAGCTGCGGCTACACGCTGCTCGTCGACGGCATGCTGCCCGAGTGCGTCGAGCAGGATGAGGAGGGCAACCTGCAGCTCGTGTACGCGCACGCGAGCGGGCTGCGCACGCGCGTCGCGATGGGGCTGCGGCCGATGACATGGCAGGGCGTGTATGACGCGACGACGACGTACCTGCGGCCCGATGTCGTGACGTGCGAGGGCTCGCTATGGGTCGCACGATCGCGCACACAGGGCGATCGCCCCGGCACCGATGGCGGGGCGCAGGCGTGGGCGCTCATCGTCAAGCGCGGCCGTGACGGGCGTGACGGGCAGAACGGCGCGGACGGTAAAGACGGCAAGCCGGGCGCGCCGGGCCCGCGCGGTGAGGGGTTCAAGTTCTGCGGGCAGTACCGCCCCGATGACGCCTACAAGCGCGGCGACGTCGTGCTCGTCGGCGAGGCGCTGTATTGCATCGAGGCCGATGCACCGGCCGGGCAGTCGCCGAGCTGGCAGGTGTTCCTGCCGGCACTCGCCAAGCGCCGCAAGAACGGCGCGCAGCCGGGGGCGTGAGCATGGCGACATTCCCGACAATCGACGAGATCAAGCTCACGCTCGGCATCGATCCGAACGATGTCACCTATGACGAGGCGATCGCCTCGAACCTCGCCGCGACGATCTCGCTCATCGAGAGCTATCTCGGGCGCGGCATCGCCTACGCCGATGAGCTGCAGGAGTTCGACCCGCCCGATACCGAGAACCCGGCGCTGCTGCTGTACCGCTTCCCGGTCGATGTCGTGAACGAGGTCACGGTCGAGGGGCAGGCGCTCGGCGGCTGGCGAGTGCAGAAGCGCAGCGGCATTGTGCGATGGCATGAGGCGTGCGCCTGCACCGTCGCGCACTACTGCTGCAGGAGCGCGCCGCAGATCGTCGTCGACTACACCGGCGGCTATCCCGATGACGCGTGGCCGGCCGATCTGCTCGATGCAGTGATGCAGGTTTTCTACGGCCGCTGGCGGGCGAGCAACAACACCGGAAACATCGCCGAGATCCCGAGCGGCGGCGGTGTGCGCTCGGTGTCCGTCGACGGGCTCACGGTGCAGTACGACTCGGCGACGTTCGCGGGCTCCGCGTTCGCCGGCAGCGTCGTGCCGCCGGAATTGACAGGCGTCGCCGCCGCGCTCGATCCGTATCGCGCCCGGCTCCTCACGGGGGTGTGACGTGCTGCCCGTACCTCAGCGCGCGATGCGAGACATGCAGGATGCTGTGCAGGCGCTCGGGCAGGCGCTCACGTTCACGCCGGCCGGCGGCGTGTCGCGCACGGTGCATGCGCGCGTGCGCTATGCGACTGACGTCGAGCTTGCGAACGCGATCGAGAACTACCGCCTCGTCGTGACGCTCGATGCGCGTGAGTTCAAAGCCGGCGCGCCCGCCAAGGGCGACAGCATGCTCATCGATGGCGTGCGCCGGGGCGTGATGTGGGTGCGTGAGATCCGCGCCTCGGGCGCGCTGATCTCATACCAGTGCGGGGTGCAGGGATGAGCAACCCGGTCGTGCGCTCAGAGATTCGCGCGCGCTTCGAGCAGGTGCTCGCGCCGCTCGCGTTCGAGTACGTCGACAGCATCAACCTCGCGACCGGTACGGGCGAGCTGCCGGCGCAGTGGTACACGATCAACTTTATCGCGAGCGCGGATGATCGCATCACGCTCGGCATTCCGTCGCTGTTTCGCGAGCTAGGCGTCGCGAGCGCTTTCCTGTTCACACCGCAGCAGATCGGCGACGCGCTCGGCACGAGTGCCGCGCAGCTTCTGCGCGATGCGCTCGCCAATTGGAGCAGCGCAGACGGGCAACTGCGCGTGCTCGATTGCACGCCGCCGGCTGATGTCGACGGCGGTGATTTCCGGGGCGCGTGGTACGCGCTCAGTGTTGATGTGCGTTATCAATTCGATCGCCTCGTCGGCGATGCGGAGGGCTGAGCCATGACAGTTTCTGCCGATACCTTGCGCCTCGGCATCGTGCGCGAGGCGACGCCGGGCGTAACGCCGGCAAACCCTGCCTTTCAACTGCTGCGCCTGACGAGCGAGTCGCTCGCGTTCGCAGCCGAGACGCAGCTCTCCAACGAACTCAACCCGGCCCGGCAGCTCGCCGACGTTATTGTGAGCGGCGGGCAGAGCGGCGGTGATGTCTCTTACGAGGTTTCCAGCAACCCCGGATTCGAGCTGCTGCTCACCGGCGTGCTCGCGAACAATTGGGCCGGGCAGGTGCTCACAGTCGGCTCGCTGATGTTCACGCACACGATCGAGAAGCGTTTCGCGATCGACCCGACGAACGCCGACCCGACGAAGCAGTACGAGTATGACCGCATCACGCGCGCGATCATTGACTCGATGGCGCTCACGTTCTCACCGGGCGGGCCGGCGACGGGCACCTCGACGATCATTGGCGGGCCGTACACGATCGACAGCGCGCTGCTCACTGGCGCGAGCTATCTGCCGACCGGCGCGCTGCCGGTGATGACCGGCGCGGGCGTCCTGCCGATCACGTTCACGCTGCCCGATGCGAGCACCTCGGTCGGCTGGTGCGTGAGCAATCTCGTCGTCACGTTCCGCAACAACGGCCGCGCGATCACCTGTCTCGGTGACACCGCTGCGCGCGAGGTCGTGCTCGGGCGGTTCGAGTGCGAGATCACGGCCGATGTCTACATCAACGTGCAGACCGACGAGATGATGCGCGCCTTTCTCAACGGGCAGGAGATCGCGCTCACGTTCACGGTCAACGATCAGCAGAACAATAGTTACAAGTTCACGTTCCCGCGCGTGCGCATCGCCACGGCAACACAGCAGGCGGGCGGCACCAATCAGGATGTGATCATGTCGCTGTCGATGCAGGCGCTCGTCAAAGACATCACGACGCCGGTGACGGCATCGACGTGCGTGATCATCGAGCGCGTGCATACATCGAGCCCGTGGCCGACGATCGCCGAGAGCGAGCTGCGCGCGCTCGGCTTGACGCAGGAGCAGGCATCCGCCGCGCGCGATGCACAGGCCGTGCGTGAGGCCGAGGAGATGCCGGCATGAAAATCGCCAACGTAAACGACTGGCGCACCGATCCCGAGCTGATCACGAACGGGGCGCGCTGCGAGATCGGCGACGGGCGTGCGTTCATCGTGCGCCGCGCCGGCACGCGCAATCGCATGTATGCCTCGGCGATGGTCGGCATCGACACCGACGATGAGCACAGCGTGATGCAGGTGATCGCGCGCACGATCGTGATCGGATGGGAAGGGTTCAACGACGCGAGCGGTGCGCCGGTGCCGTTCGACGTCGAGGAGTGCGTCGCGCTGTTCAGTGAATGCCCGGAGCTGTTCGATCGCGTGCTGCTGTTCGCGGCGCATCGCGCCAACTTCCGCGCGCGCGAGATCGAGAAGGATAGCCAAGCGGTAAAAGCGCGGCCCGGTGGAGCGAGGGCGCAGGCGCGTACAGCCAGCAACTGAACGCGCTGCGAGCTGCCGGGGTGAGGGTGCCGCTGCTCGATGAGGCACCGCCCGAATTGTCGAGCATGGCACAGCTCGCCATGACCGCATGGCGAGATCTGTGCGGCGAGCGCGCGCTCGGGTTCGGCGGTCTCGGCCCGATCCCGTGGCGCGCTATACAGGCATGGTGCGATCGCTACGCGGTCGGCGATGCGGAGGGGCTGACGGAGATTGTGCAGGCACTCGATGCGGAGTTCGTGAGAAATGCAAATTCCAGCGCTGCCGATCGAGCAAATACCGCCGCTGCGAAAAGCGCGCAGCGACACTGAGCTGCATCATTTCATCGCGAAGGATCTCGACACGTTCGAGCGAATGAAAACGCAATGGGTGCGGCAGACCGCGCGCGCCGGTCTCGATGGCATCCTGCGTGCGGGCAACCCGCCGAAGTTCATCAGTCAGATCGACGGCAGCACGCGCTCGGGCGGCAAGACCAAAGAGGGCGCGGGCTTCCGCGCCGGCACGATCGATCAGGCGACGACGGCAGTGCGCATCGAGTGGATCGGCGCGGATCTCGCCAAGATCGCGAACCGCGCGCGGCCGATTCTGCTCAAGGTGATCGGCGAGACGTTCCCGAAGTCGCGCACCCGGCAACTGCGCCGGCAATGGTCGTGGTATCGGCAGCGCGATGCGACGCTGCCGGGCAAGCGGGCTACGCCGGCAACAAAGCTCTTTGATCGCGTGCCCGACAACATCGGGCTCAATGACATCCTCTGGCTCGCGCCCGATGCATCGGTCGCCGATCACGCGTGGATCGCGAACAAGGGGATCAGCTCGGGCGGTGCGGGCGGGCACAAGTACAACCTGCGCGTGCGCAACTCCAAAAAGTTCGGTGCTAAGTCGGGTTTTACGCTGCGCAAGAAACTGCGCGGCTATCTCGCCGAGTCGACGAGCCGCATGCGCAAGGGCGGCAGCAACGTGAGCGCGTACCGCTCGGGCGGTGTTGTCATTCAGGGCTGGTTCGTCAAGAAGAAACTCACCGGCCCGATGGCACGCACGAAGTACGGCGTCGACTGGAAGCGCGGCGTACCGGTCGTGCGGCTCGCGTATCGCAAGGGACTGCTGACGCAATTCATTCCGTAGAGGCGCGCCGCGATGGCTGATGAAAAACGCCGCATAGTCTACGAGCTGCTCGTCGAGGCGAAAAAATCCGCCGGCGAGACGAACAAGCTCAAGAGCGAAATGTTCGATCTCAGTCAGGTCACGGGGCTCGTGATCAAGGGATTCACTCTCGTCAACGTTGCGCTCAAGCTCAAGGATGCGATCGTCGCCGTCGTCGAGGCGAACGAAGAAATACAAAAGCTCACCTCCTCGCTCAAGGTGCTCGGGCTGGAAGGCAAGCAGCTCGGCGATGCGGTCGGCGCGGTGCAGGACATCGCGGTCAAGGTGGGCGTGCCGCTGCAGTCGGTTGCGAACGCGTACAAAGACATCACCGATGTCGCTGAAACGTTGGGTCTGTCGCAGAAGGAAGTCGGCGAGCTGACCGAGGCGGCGACGCAGGCGATGGTCGCGCAGGGCGGCACGGCCGAGCAGGCGGCCGAGCAGATCGGCGTGCTCACGTTCGCGATCGAGAAGGGCAGCATCTCGGGCAAGGAACTCAAGGGCGTACTCAAAGAGAACGAGGTACTGCAGGACGCGTTCGAGAAGGCGCTCGGCAAGACGACGCCGGAAATTCTGAAAATGGCGAACGCCGGCAAGATCGGCGCGGAGGAGCTTAAAAAAGTTCTCGATGTCTACACCGAACTCGGCAAGCAGGCCGAGGTGCCGGCGACGCTCGCGAATACATCGGAGTCGATCAAGAACCTCGGGCTTGCGTTCGGCGCGGCGCTCGCCGATGCGCTCGGGCTCAACACCGCGCTGCGCGAGCTGCGCGATCTGCTGCCGAAGGATGCCGAGGGCGCGAAGGAACTCGGCACGTTTATCGGCGACATCCTCACGCAAGGCATCCCGGGCGCGGTCGTGCAGGCGGGGCTGCGCAAGCAGGCGGCAGACCGCGCGCGCGTCGAGGCCGAGATGCAGCGCCGCGAGGCCGAGGCATCGCGGTTTCAACCGGCGAGCGAGCAGGACTACGCGAAAGCATTTTTGCAGGAGCAGCCCTATACGCCGGATGAGCTGCGCCGATATGCGACGTTTCGCACGCCGCTCGATGAGGAAGGGCAGGCGCTCAGCGATCGGCTCAGGGCCGAGGCCGAGCGCAACCGTGAAGCGCGCCGCTACGAGCTGCAGCGGCGCATGGACAACCTCAACATACCGCCGCCCGACATCGAGGTGAGCGCGCCGGAAGCCGTGTACGAGGATCTCGATGCGGTGCATGACAAGCTCATCGACGTGAACAAGCTCACCAAGGAAATGCACGAGCAGAATCAGCAATGGCTGCAGGATTGGAGCGACGCGCATGCGCCGGTCAAGACTTTCCTCGACGGCGTGATCGATGCGAAGGATGCGACGCAGGTGCTGGCGCACGCGCTCACCGGCATATTTTCGGGCGCGACACACAACGCGCGCGAATTTTTTCAATCGCTGCTGCAGGGGCTCGCCGAGGTCGCGCTGCAGAAAGCGCTGTGGGGTTCGGGCGGTGAGGGCGAGGGGTTGCTCGGTGCGATCGTCAAGGGGATCACGCACGCGAAGGGTGCAGCCTACGATCGCGGCACGCTCGTGCCGTTCGCCTACGGCGGCGTCGTCGGCGGGCCGGCGATGTTCGGCATGACTGGCGGGCGTACCGGGCTGATGGGCGAGGCCGGGCCCGAGGGCATCATGCCGCTGCGGCGCGGGCGCGATGGGCGGCTCGGTGTCGTCGGCTCACTGCCGCAGGTGCAGATCGTCAACAACACCGGCACGGCCGCCGATGCCAAGGTGAGCATGACGAACGAGCGCATGCAGATCGTGCTAGAGGCGGCGGATCTCGGGCGCTCGCTCGCACTTGAGGAGGTCAACCGCAGTCTGCGTTCGGGCTACGGGCCGACGGCGCAGAGCGTGCAGCGCACGTACGGGCTGCGTCGCAGGGGCTGAGGCAATGGCACAGGACAACTCGCTGCCCGCGTGGAAGTTCGGATGTCTGCCGCGCGATAGCGTCGGCGTCTCATCGCTCATGCGCACCGTGCTGACGGGCTCGCTGCCGGTGCCGATGTTCTCGGAGAAGGGCGACACGCAGGCACCGCTCGAACTGTCGTTTACGCTCGATCTCGACGAGGCGCTTTTCGGCGCGTGGCAGCAATGGGTCGCATACGACATTTGTGAGGGCGCAGTGCCGTTCACGATCTATATACCGTGGGGCACGCAGCAGCCGCGCGTGCGCGCCCGGCTCCTCGGCGGCTGGCAGGCGAAGCACGACGAGGGCAACCGCTGGCAGGTCTCGGGCACGATCGACATCGAGCGCGAATCACTGCCGGCATTCTCCGGCGGCGTCAATCCAACGGGGGGCATCTGATGCCCGAGCCGCTCGAACAAGTGCAGCCGCGCGCGCTGTGGGGCGGTGCGACGTGGCCGGTCAATCTGCCCAAGCCGCAGGCCGGCTCGCTGCAGATGAAAATGCCGCCGCGCGCCGACTCGACCGACGTGATGTCAGGGCCGACGCGCATCTACCTCGCCGCACGCACCGCGCCGCCTGAGTGGAATTTCTCGGTGTGGCTGTCGCGCGCGCAGATGGAAACGTTCGAGACATGGGTGCGCGATCTCGTCAACAACAGCGACGGCGAGTTTTATGCACCGTGGATTGGGCAGAGCCGTATCCTCGCATTCGCCGCGCCGTACACCTACCGCGCGCTCGGCTCGGGTTGGGAGGTGAGCTGCCGCGTCGTGCGTACACGCATCGACCCGAGCGTGTGCGATGCGATCATAAATGCAGCCTTCGGCAACATCCTGCGCGATGACGGCGCGAGCTCCAACAACTATCTCGACGACGGTGCAACGACGAACATCGTCGCCGATGATTTCTCGCTGACGCTGATCGCGCAGAACGGGTGCTGACATGCCTGCTGCATACGATCGGCAGTTCGCGCTCTGGCTCACGCAGCACGGGCAGCCGCGCGCGGCGTCGGTCAACGTGCTGGAATTCGTACACCCGCGTTGGGTCGTGGCCGGCACGAACCCGACGGGCTCGATATGGGTGAGCGACTACGGCGACACGTTTGATGCGATCGCCGAGGATGCGCGCGCGTTCAGTGCGCAGCCGATCGGCTTGATGGTCGATCTCGTCGCCGACAATCTCACGACCGAGCAGCGCCTCACGATCCGGCTCGATAACGTTAATGGGCTCGTGATGAGCCAGCTCCGGCTACTCTCGCCGGATGATCTGCAGACACCGATCGCACTGAATTACCGCTGCTATCTCGACAGCAAGCGCACCGCCCCGGCGATCGATCCGGCGCAGCTCGTCGTCGCGGAGATCAAGGCAATGCGCACGATCGTCGAGATCGTTGCGACGGTCGACGTGCTGCCGAACACCCCGGCCGGCATGCGCTACATCCTCGATAACTTTCCGCCGCTCGCGTACCTATGAACGCCGCGCCCGACAATCCGCTCGATCTCATCGGCGTCGCGTATCTGCGCGGCTCGGATGACATCGCGCAGGGCTTCGATTGCTACACGCTGGTGAGGTTCGTGCGGGCCTACTACTACGGCCGGCCGACGCCGCTCGCCGCGCCGCCGGCGCGCAAGTGGCAGGGCCCGGCGGCGTGCGCGCTCGGCATGCATCACGCGCGCCGCGCGACGCGCACGCGTGCGCCGCTGTGGCAGCAGTGCGAGCCGCACCTCGGCTGCGTCGTCGGGCTGGCACGTTTCAAGGTCGAGCGGCTGCATCACTGCGGCGTGCTCATTCCCGAGGGCGTGCTGCATGCGATGCGCGATGCCGGTGTGATGCTCACGCCGTGCGCGCGGCTGACGGAACTCTTTGCACAGGTCGAATACCTCGAATGCCTGAGCTGATCATCATCGACGACCCGCTGCACAACGCGCAGCACACGCGCGCGCTGCGGCACGGCGCGCGGCTCGGCATCGAGCTGATGCGGATTTTTCCCGACGGGCTGCCGAGCGGATGGCGCATCTATCGCCGCAGTGTCAAGCCGGGCAATGAGATCCCGGTCGGCAAGCTCACGCGCGAGATCATTACGGCCGATGCGAGCTACGTGCTCGTTCAGTCGCCGGGTGATGTCACCTCAATCATCATCAACTTCGCTATCTCGGCGATGCTCTCGATGATCTCGCGCATGCTCGCGCCGTCGACGCGCGTGCACCGCCCGCGCAATGAGGGCGATGACGAAAATTCAGCAAACAACATGATCAGCGCGCAGGGCAACCTGCTGCGCCCGGGCGCGCGCGTGCCGGAGATTCTCGGCAAGGTGCGTGCCTACCCGGATCTGCTCACGGTGCCGGTCGAGGAGTGGAGCGAGCGCACGCAATCGATCGAGCAGTATTTCGTGCTCGGCGTCGGCGAGTATCTCGTCGAGGAGGGGCGGCTCGGCGACACGCTCACGACCGCGATGAGCAATGCCGGCTGGTTCCCGTTCCCACCGGGCACCGAGCTAGGTATGCGCGTGATCAAGAACGCGCCGGAGGTGAACGGGCTATCGCTGATGACCGATCAAAGCGCAGTCGTGCCGGCGACGGGCGTCAACTTCAACGGCGGCGGCGTGAACACGATCGTCGTGCCCGCGCCCGGTCTCGGGCTCGCGGTGAATGACTACATCGTCGTGAAGGCCGCCGGCGCGAACAATGGTTTCTACAAGGTGACGAGCGTGAGCGGCACGGGGCCGTACACGTACGGCGTCGACAAGGCGCTCACGACCGCGACCGGCATCGATCCGCTGTTCGAGACGTATCGCATTACGACTACATGGTCGTCGGTCGCGCTGCTGTTCGAGGACAATGATGTGTCGACGATACCGAGCGGCACGATCACCGGCTCGCGCGGCCCGTGGGCAAACGGCACGATCGTCGACATGTCAACACCGACCAAGGGCACGGTGCGCGGCTATCTGCGGAATCTCACGGTCACGTACACCGAGCCGGTGATCAGCGGCCCGCCGATCATTACGCTGCGGTTCAATGTCGAAAAGATCGACGGCACGCTCTACGATTTCGGCACACCGCAATCGGGCGGCGGCTCCGGTGCCGTGCTGTATCTGACGGTGCCGTACTCAGGCTCTGGCGGCGGCGGCGGTACCGAACCGCCGCCCGGGCCGATTCAACCCGCGCCGAGTGACTGGTATCGCGTGCCGATCGATGTGCCGTTCGCGGTGTGGCTCGATTTCGCGTTCCCGCAGGGGATCGTCAAATACAACAGCGGCGCGCGGCAGTATTTCGAGATCAACATCAAGGTAGAGTTTCGCCGGCCGAGCACGCCGAGCGCGCCGGCGCAGGTCACATACAACCGCCCGTATAACCGCGCGAGTTCCGGCCCGATGCGGTTCACCGAAAAGTTTGAACTCGACACGCTCATCAGTGACGGGCTGCCATCGACGGGCACCGGCATCGAGGTGCGCGTGACGCGCACGACGCCGATCGCGACCGACACTGCGACGCTGCAGTACATACAGGAAAGCGTGTGGGAGCGCCTCGCTGCGATCGTGATCGTCGATACAACCTATGACGATGTGACGATCCTGCAGCTCACGATGAACAACGATCGCGGCGCAGTGTCGGCGGGCGATCTCGCATTCAACGTGCTCGCGACGCGCAAGCTCAACACGTGGACCCCGGGCGGCGGGTGGAGCGCGACGAAAACCGCAACGCGTAAATGGTTTCCGAACATGGTGCAGCGAATGAAGGCAGCCGACGGTGCGAACCGCACCGACGATGCCGACATCGATCTCGCCGGCATGTACTCGCTGCAGCAGGCACTCGATGCGATCGACACCGCGCCGCCTTACAGCGCCGGCAATGGCGCGCAGGGGCAGATCTCGATGACGCTCGATCAGCGGCAAGACATCGACTCGGAGCTGCAGCAGATCGCCGACGTCGTGCGTGCGCAGGTGTATCGCGTCGGGCGCAAGCTCTACGTGATCCGCGATCAGCAGGGCACGGTGATCACCGGGCTATTCAACGCGCGCGCCAAGTCGCCGCAGGGCGAGGCGATCGTGATGCGCATGCAGAACGAGGGCGACAATGACGGCGTGACAGTCACATGGATGGACGAGTTCAGCGCATGGAAGTGGCGCGAGTACACCTACCCGGACACCGGCGCGCCGCCGATCAATCCGCTCGGCATCGGTGCGCGGCTGGCGAACTGGCCGCAGGCGTATCGGCGCGCACTGTTCGAGATGAACCGCATCAAGTACCGCCGGCAGCAAATGAGCTGCGACGTCACGCAGGACGGCCGGCTGTGCCGCCCCGGTGACATCATCATGATGACCGACGACATTGCGAACCTCGCGATCTCGGCCGGTGAGGTCGTGGCGATCTCGGGGCTGACGCTCGTGCTCGATCGGCCGGTGACGTTCGGCACCGGCACGCACTCGCTCGTGCTGCGCGAGGCCGAGGGCCGGCTCGTCGATATAGTCGCGGTCACATCCGTCGCGGGCAATCCGAACAAGGTCACGCTCGCACGCACGCCGACGGTCGAGATCAAGCCGCGCGATCTGTCACTCGGTACGCTGTTCTCGTTTTACAACGACGCGAAGTCGAATCTCATTCGCTGGCTCATCACGGGCGTCGATCCGTCGGGCCCGTATGTGAAGCTCAACGCAGTCAACTATGACCCGGTTGCGGTGTGGGGCGGTGACACCGCATCGCTCCCCGCTCGGCCGACGGCGGCAGTGTTCGCGCGGCTGCGCAATGAGGGCACATGATGAACGAACTACCCGAGCACATCCGCACTGCGCCGGGCTTGCATGGCTGCTGTGACGCAGCCGGCCGCCTGCTCACGATGGCGCAGGCGCGGCTGCCGACGCAGCAGCTCATCGCGTGGGCGCTCGCGTTCGGCGATGGCACGCGCGCGGAGATCGAGCAGCGCATCATCGACATGCTCGCGGCCGGCATGCTGATCGAGGGCTAACAAATGGCGACGACACTCGCACGCATTCAGCTACTGCAGAAAACTGCAGCGCAGTGGGCCGCATCCGATCCGATCCTGATGATCGGCGAGATCGGGCTCGCGGACGTCACGACATCGACGCCGGTGATCAAGTCGGGCGACGGCGTGCGCCATTGGTCGCAGCTCCCGAACCTGATGGCACCGGTGACGGTCGCCAATGACTACGTAGCAGGCACGACGACGACGCTGCCGCCGGGCAGCTCCGCGACGGTGACGATCAACAACCTCGCGAACCCGCCGACGATCTCGATCGGTGTGCCGCGCGGTGATGTCGGCCCGGCGAACTCGCTCACGATCGGCACGGTGACGACCGGCCCGCCGGGCGGTGCCGCCTCGGCGACGATCAGCGGCACGCCGCCGAATCAGGTGCTCTCGATGACGATCCCGCAGGGCCCGGTCGGCCCGGCGAACTCGCTCACGATCGGCACGGTGACGACCGGGCCGCCGGGCTCGGGAGCCTCGGCGACGATCACCGGCACGCCGCCGAATCAGACGCTCTCGCTCGTGATCCCGCGCGGTGATGTCGGCCCGGCGAACTCGCTCACGATCGGCACGGTGACGACCGGCGCACCGGGCTCGCCGGCCGCCGCGACGATCACCGGCACCGCACCGAATCAGACGCTCAACCTGACGCTGCCGCAGGGGCAGACCGGGCCGCAGGGCATACAGGGCATACAGGGCCCGCCGAACACACTCACGATTGGCACGGTGACAACCGGCACGCCGGCATCGGCGACGATCACCGGCACCTCGCCGAATCAGACGCTCTCGCTCGTGATCCCGCCGGGCGCGCCGAACAATATGAGCGTCGGCACGATCACGACGGTGCCGTACCCGGGCCCCGCCTCGGCGACGATCACCGGCACGCCGCCGAATCAGGTGCTCAACCTCACGCTGCCGCAGGGCCCGCCGGGCGATGCCGGCACGGTGCTGTCATCTAACTCCGAGGTGACGGGCGAATGGATGTTTACGAACGTGCCGCAGTTTTTCGGCTTCACGGTCACGGAGGTCAATCAACTCAAAGCGAACACCTCGGCCGGCTATCTCACGACGCAGGACTCGATCGCGGTTGAAAATGCGATGCGGCTGCTCGCGCTCAATACTCACGCGCGCATGAAACTCACGCGCGCGAATAGCGCCTACGATGTGAGCACAAATCTCGTCGCGGGCGACATCATCGGCGATGTCGAATATGCCGGCTCGACGCCGGCGAACGGTCAGATCTCGCGCGGCGCGCTCATCCGGGGCTCGGCAAAAACCGATTGGACGGCGACGAGCAGCGAGGGGCAACTGCTTTTCTACGTGACGCCGAGCGGCTCGCTCACGCCGGCGCAGCAGTTCGTGCTCGATGCAACGCAGGCGAGGTTCCTGACCTACCCGACGGTCGCGCACGCGAACCCGCGCACGTATTGGGAGGAGACCGATCAAGCGACCGACGAAAAGATTTTCGGCGTGTCGCTCTCAAACAAGGTTTTCTCATTTGCCGCATTCGACGACGCGCGCACGCTCGGCCCGGTCGCGTGGCGCGTGAATCGCGGCACCGGCACGGCGATCACGAACATGGAAGTCGTGCAGCAATTGCTCGTCTCGAAAGTCGGCTCGCATCTCGTGCCGTCTGTCGATCTGAACTCTAACGTTCCCGTACTCATGTGGACCGAGGCGGATGCGCCGGCCGATGAAAAGAAGTGGGACATGTATACGGTCGGCGGCGATTTTCTGTTCCGTGCGGTGAGCGATGACACGCTCACGGTCAGTCCGATCATGACGGTGACGCGCACCGGCGCGGTCGTCGACGTCGTGAACTTTCAGCCCGCCTCGCTGCAATGGGGCGGTGCGCCGCTGCTGCGCTCGACGGCGAGCGAGACGGTGAGCGGGCGCTATACATTCTCGAATGGCGTCACCAATTTTACCGGCACGCAGGTCGAGCACCGTTTCATCGAGACCGATGCGGCGGTCGATGCAACCACGTGGCGGTGGATTCTCAATGGCGCGGTGTTCTCGCTGAATCTCACCAATGATGCAGTGAGCACTAGTCAGTCGGTTATCAGCGTCGTGCGCAATGGCGCGAGCAACAACGCGAGCGCTATCTCGTTCACTGCAACGGATGTCACCTCAGCCGGCAAGCTCACTGTCACGACGGGCACCGGTGAGAACTTCGCGATCAAGGGCGGTGCGAGCGCCGATCATGCTTACATGGCGTTCTATGCCGACGCCGCTGCGCAGACGACGCGCTCGGGATATATCGGCTACGCCGCCGCTGCGAGTGACGATCTGTCCATCGTCAACTCTCAGGGCAATGGGCTCATCAAGATCACGCCGGCCGGCACGGGGTTCGTCGATGCGACGTCAACGTTCCGGGTCGGCGGCGGTGCGGGCACACCGACGGCAGGCGCGGGCATCGAGTTCTATTACGCGGCAGCGCTCGGCACGGTGCAGTGCTACGACCGCACCGGCGCGGCGTACAAAGATCTGACGATCAAGGCGCACGACATCAACCTCAACCCGCAGGCGGGCAATCTCAACGTTAACGCGAATGTCAACATCGTGCCGGCCTCGCGCATCTACTGCGACACATTCAGCAGTTACACCGGCGCAGGCGCGCGCAGCATCGCGTTCAACGAAGGCACCTACACCCGAGGCAGCAGCTACCTGAGCGGCAGTCAAGGCTCATACTGCGGGCTCGTGCTCGGCAGCGCGATCGGTGTGCCCGCGTTCGTCGGCAACACCGCATCGCGCAGCTACGGCATTTGGGATCACACGGCGGGCGCGTGGAGCTTTGTGGATGACGGCACGACGTTCGCGATCACGCGGGCCACGACCGCGCCGTCGTTCAACGCGACATCCGCCCGCGCGCTCAAGCGCGAGACCGGCCGGCCGTATCGGGTGCGCGACATTCTCGCCAAGCTGCGCCCGATCCTGTATCGCCTGCTCGCCGGGCCCGCGCAGGAGCAGCTCGGGCTCATCGCCGAGGAGGTGCACGAGATCTGCCCGCAGCTTTCACCGGACGGCAGCACGGTCGCGTATGACCGGCTCGCGTTGCTGCTGCTCGCAGACTGGCAAGAGCAGAGGGGATACACATGACCGCGATCGCGACTGTGAAGTACATCAGCAACGGCTATACGGTGTCGGGTGAGGATCTCGGCGCGCAGCCGCCGGTGCCCTATAGCAGCCACTACGCCGCGACACTCGCCGAGGTGCCGTATTGGATCGCGCAGATCCTCGGCGTCGCCGGCGCGCAGGCACAGCGTGCCAGCGGTGCGGCCGAGCTGCACGACGCGAATGACCCGCTGCTCAATCGCACCGCTACCGTGTGGCCGCTCACCGATGTCGGTTTCATCACGCGCGCCGATGCATCGCCGACGCTGCACACGCCGGATGTCGAGGAGTATTGCAGTGACATGGATGCGGTCACGGCGGCGATCAATCGGATCTTTACTACGCCGCCCGCGCAGCAGGCGCGCGCGATCGAGCCGCCGAGCGGAGGCGCGCCGTCGTGAGCAATTGGAAAAGCGCCGGCGCTGATCTCGATACCCTGTTCATGGCGCGCGTGAGCGCGGCCGGCTCGAATGTGAACCTCAAGAACGCGGGCACCGATCTCGTGCAGATCTACGAGCCGCGCGGCTCAACGACCGCGCGCGCCAAT